CTCAAGTAATTGAGATTGAAGGCGCACCGGGTGTTGATGATGTACGTAAGATTGCAATGCCAATGCCGTTTAACCCACCATCATCTGTATTGTTTGACTTGCTAGGTTGGTTAACAAATGCTGCTAAAGGCGTTGTTACTACTGCTGAAGAAAAGATTGGTGAACTAAACTCTAACGCGCCCGTTGGCACAACTCAAGCGTTAATTGAGCAAGGTGCTAAAGTATTCTCTAGCATTCACGCTCGTTTGCATCGTAGCCAAGCTAAGTCCTTAGCAATTATTTCCCGCCTAAATCATTGGTATCTTGGCGAGATGGACAATCAGTCTGGTCAAGAGATTGAGATCCGCGACTTTGCGTACAACAATGATGTACGTCCAGTTTCTGATCCTAACATTTTCTCTGAAACACAACGTCTGGCTCAGAACCAAGCACTGCTTCAAATGGGAACAGCTGCTAACCAAGTACAACCTGGCATGTTTGACATGCGAGCAGTATACAAACGCATCCTCAAGCAATTGAAGGTACCTGATGCAGAAGAGATTTTACCAAACCCATTGGGCGCGAATGAATCTAATCCAGCATTAGAAAACGTATCTATGACCATGGGTCGTCCAGCTGCAGCGTATCCAGACCAAGACCATATTGCTCACATTAAGATTCATTTAGAGTACGCAATGAACCCAGCATATGGTGGCAACCCAGTAATTGGGCCTACATTTGCGCCACAAGCATTACAACACATTAAACAACATTTAACACTGCACTACTTGCAACAAATGCGTGGTATGGTGGCTAAAGCGTCCGATGGCACAGATACCCTTGATCTGCACCAAGAAAAACCACTAGACAAAGAAGCCCAACAAGCGTTGGCATTGGCTTCACAAATGGTCAACCAAAATTCACAGCAAGAGTTGGCTCAATACGTACAACAAATCCAAGCATTGGCTCAAAAAGTTCAGCAAGCTCAACAACAACAAGCTCAAAATGCTGCAATGAATGATCCTACTGCCGCGGCAATTGTTAAAACACAAATGGCTGAAACTGAGCGCAAAGCACAAGAAACTCAAGTGCGTACTCAGATTGAAATGGAACGCGCTAAACAAGATTACCAAATCAAAGTTGCTCAGTTGCAACAAAAAGTGGCTGAACTGCAAGCAAAATACAGCACACAGACCAATATCGACAATCAGCGTAATGCTACCGATATTGCAATGGCAAATATCAACAATGCTGCAAAAGAGCGTGTTGCAATGATCCAAGCAGGCGCTGGATTAGATCAACAACAAGCTCAACTTGAGCATGAACAAAACATGTCAGCGATAGATGCGATTATGGCATCGGATGCTGATATTCGTCAGCACGGTCTGGCGGTACAACAGCAAGCCTTTCAGGCTCAAGCTGACCAAGTTGCGCAGCAAGCTCAAGCGCAACGTGAAGCGGCATTAGCACAACAGCAACATCAGCAACAATTAGAGCAACAATCGTTGCAACAACCCACACCCCCTACTCAAGGACAGCAATAATGGCAAAAAACCCACAAGACGGCGGCGAATTAGGCTTCCGTAAAAACTACAAAATGACCGGCTCTGGCGAAGGCTATGCTGGCGGTCCTGGTGAAAAGAATATCGACGCAGGTCCAGCTGGATCACACCGCGATAACAACTGGAAGATCGGTGCAGCACAAAGCAAGTTACGCAATGCTAAACCAATTGGCCCAGGTAAAAACCTAAAAGAGATCGACGGCGGTAACTTTTATTAATATTTGGGGCGGATTGTTCCGCACCCACGTATTAGTTAGAATATGAAGGACTTTTTATCCGAAATAATCAGCCGCGTACGCAGCGAGATTCAGAACCAAGCGGATACCGTTACCGCGGGTACAAACGTTAATACATTTGACGATTATAAGCAATACGTTGGAAAAATCGAGGGTTTAAAACTAACTCTTGAAATTATCGACGAAATTTTGACGGAAGACGAAACCGACGAATCGTAAGATTCAGAAAGGATTGCCGTAAGGTGATTGATTTTAATAGTAAAGACGAACCAGATTTGCGTTCAGAGCAGGAATGCTTTCCAGACGTAGATTCTGGTGTAGAAATTCTTGGAGACCGAGTATTGGTGCAATTGCGCCGAGAAAAGACAACAAGTAAAGGCGGAATCATCCTAGTAGATGAGACCAAACAAACGTTACGTTTTAACGAAACAGTAGCTAAAGTACGAGGCATCGGTCCACTGGCGTATAAAAGCCCAGATGACCTTACCCCATGGCCAGAAGGCCCTTGGTGCCAAGTTGGCGATTTAGTTCGCACAATTAAGTATGGTGGCGATCGTTTTGTAGTGCAGCCCGATGATGAAGGCGCGCCTGTGGTGTTTATTACACTGCAAGCACGTGAAGTGATCTCTAAGATCAAATCATTTGAAGCAGCACAAAAAATGAAAGCGTTTGTAGACTAACTTTGTAGAAAGTAAAGATATGGCAGATAATGAAAAAGACGTTCCAATTAAGGAACGTGACGATGGTTCAGTTTTAGCTAAGGTAGAAATGCCTGATGAAGTTGAAGACATTGAAGAAACAGTAGAAGTAGAAGCACCGACTGATGAGCGCACTGACGAAGAGCGTGAAGAAGATGCTGAAAATGAAGACAACGGTATTTCTGACGAAGAACGTGAGAAAATTCGTGAAGCTAGACGAGAAGAACGCAAACTCAAAAAAGAGTTAAAGAAACAGCGTGACTTTTCAGCACAGAACAAGATTAAAATGCTTGAGCGCCATAATGAAGACTTGGCGCGGCGTTTGGCGGCTGTAGAAAATACAGCAGTATCTTACCAATTTGCGCAGATTGACAAGTCCATTGAGGATGAAGCAACCCGCGTTGAATACGCTAAGATGAAGTTAACCCAAGCAGCCCAGTCCGGTGATGCAGCCGCTCAGGTAGAATATTTGGAACAGTTGACAGAAGCTAAACAGCGTCTGCAACAAGCCCAACATTTTAAAAAGCAACAGCTTGAGGAAGCTAAGGCACCAAAACAAAACGTGCCCAATGAAGTAAATACCCAAGTTCAAAAGAACGCTGAAAAGTGGCTTAAAAAGAACTCTTGGTATGATCCTCATGCAAGAGATACAGATAGTAGAATTGCCAAAGTAATTGACCAAGAACTCGCAGCCGATGGTTGGGATCCTAGTGATTCAGAATATTGGGAAGAGTTAGATAGTCGTTTGCAAACTCGTTTGCCCCACAGATACACTTCAAAAGGAGGCTCTGTGAAACGAGCAAATCCATCATCATCCAGCCGTGTTGCCAATTCTGGCGCATCCAAACCTGGAACCATCACACTATCACGTGATCGCGTTCAGGCAATTAAAGATGCAGGCGCATGGGACGATGTAGAAAAACGAAACAAAATGATCCGTGCGTATGCTTCGTACGATCGTGCAAATAAAGGTTAATTATCATGGCAAATACAAGAATTAAACGCGACTTAGACGACCGTTTGGCCGACCGCGTACAAGAAACAAAAGAACGGATCGCAGCAGAAGATCCAAGCAATAAATCCAAGCGCGAACGTGCAGAAGCGTTCAGAGATAAATGGCAAAATAGCGCGTTGCCAGACATGCCCGAGAATATTATTCCCGGGTTCCATTTGTGCTGGTTATCCACCACAAATAATTATGACACTATTGACAAACGTATGGCGTTGGGCTATGAGCCAGTTAAAGCTTCCGAATTAGGAAAAGGCTTTGAAGGACTAGGCAAAATGAGCTCCGGCAAGTTTGAAGGATGTGTTAGCTGTAACGAAATGGTTCTCTTCAAGTTACCAGAAGAAATCTATCAAGAAGTGATGCGCATGATGCATTTAGAGGATCCGCTAGATCATCAACGCAACATTACCGATCAAGTGCGTTCAACCGCACAAGAAGGTAAGGGCGGACGCTCAATTCTTGAAGGTGGTGTTCTGGAAATGGAAAAGGAAGCCGCAAAAGCAAATAGTAATGTTCGCTTTTAAATAACATACTTCAATAATAACAAAGGAAATAAATTATATGTCTACGACATTAGTCCCCTTTGGTCTGAAGCCTTCGTTCCACCCAAGTGGTTTAGACCGTTCAACACCTTTCGCAGGTACGAAC